CACCCGACCATCGTGACGAACACGACCTTCCGCATGTGCCCGTGGGCCGACGCGCTGATGGCGTTCGACTGCCGCTGGTGGCAGGTGCACTCGCGCGAGGTGCACGAGACATTCGCCGGCCACACACTGACCTTCTGCCCGAAGGGTGCGGCCGCGCGGTGGGGCGTGCAGACGACGCTGCACAAGGAGAAGGATTGGCTCGACTCCTACGGCAACTCCGGCACGGCCGCGATCTCGCTGGCGATCGTGGCCGGCGCCTCGAAGGTGGTGATGCTGGGCTACGACTGCCAGAAGACCGGCGGCCGCACGCACTGGCACGGAGACCATCCGCGCACGCTCGGCAACGCGCATTCGCTGGCGGGCTGGCCGAAACTGTTCGACAAGCTGGCGAAGTTCGCCGCGGCCCGGCGCGTGCCGGTGGTCAACGCCACGCGCGAGACGGCGCTCACGTGCTTCCCGCGCGTCGACCTGGGGTCCGCGCTGTGAAGAGCATTCGGTGCGGCCGCGGGTTCGGTGACTCGCTCTACCTGCAGGCCGCGGTGCGCCACCTGCTGATGCGCGGCGGGCTGCGCATGCGGGTCGCCTCGGACTGGCCCGATGTGTGGCGGCCGCTGGGCGACCGCGTCGAGGTGATCCCGTTCACCAGGCGCGTCGACATCGTGGCGCACTACGTGATGGGCAAGCGGCGCCTCGACACGACGCAGTTCCAGGACGTATGCCAGCGCGCGGGGATCGAAGGCGACGCGGAACTGCGGCTCGACTGGACGGTCACGAATCCGGCGCTGGTCGACGAGGTGCAGAAGGACGGGCGCCCGGTGCTGATCGTGCAGATGCCGCGCACGCCGATGGGCCGCACGGACGGGTTCGGAAAGACGCTGCTCCCGGACTGCCGGGCGATCCAGGTGCTCATCGACGAGGCGCGCGACACGCATCGCATCGTCCAGATCGGCGCGGGCCAGCCGCTGTTCCACTTCCGCGGCCTCGACCTCGACCTAGCCAACCGCACCACGGTCGCCGAGACCATCGACGCGGTGTCGGTGGCCGACCGATGCCTGGGCTACGTGAGTTTCCTCGTGCCGCTCGCCGAGTCGCTGGACAAGCCGGCGACCTTCGTCTGGTCGCGCCGCGGGCTCGACGACGGGCAGCCGTTCATCAGCTCGATCACGCCGCGCAAGGTGCTGCACAAGGCGACATCGCGCGCGGTGATCGACGTGGAGGTGCTCGGTGTTCGTTGACCGCGCAGCAGTCGCCGAGCGCCTGTCCGGCAAGCGCATCGCACTGGTCGGCAGCGGGCCCGGCGTGCTGCAGAACGAGCCGGGCTTCGTCGACTCGCACGACGTGGTGATCCGGGTGAATAACCACCGGCTGATCGACGAGACCACCGGGCATCGCACGGACGTGCATTACTCGTTCTACGGTCAGTCGATCAAGAAGAGCCGCGCCGAGCTGAAGCTGGAAGGCGTCAGGCTGTGCATGTGCAAATGCCCGAACGCGAAGGCGATGGAGTCGCGCTGGCACGAGCGCATGCACAAGCCGCACGGCGTCGACTTCCGCTACATCTACGAGGCGCGCGAGGGGTGGTGGTTCTGCCCGACCTACGTGCCCACGGTCGAGGAGTTCCTCGCGCATGTCCATCTGCTCGGCGGCCACGTCCCCACGACGGGATTCGCGGCGCTGCTGGATGTGCTGACCTACTCGCCGGCCAGCGTCTACATGACCGGCTTCGACTTCTTCACCTCCGGGAAGCACAACGTCAGCGACCGCTGGAACCCGGGCCGGCCGGATGACCCCATCGGGCATCTGCCGCAGGTCGAGGCGGCATGGCTGCGGTGGAACATGCATCGGCACCCGATCAGCGTCGACAAGGCGCTGGCGAACGTGCTGGAGGGCAGACCGTGGAGGTGAAGACGTTCGAGTACGACGGGCAGCGGTTCCCGACGTACATCAGCGAAGGTGGCGCGATGCGCTTCATCCTGCCGGCGGCGGTGCACTTCTGCCGCGGCCGCGGAGTGGATGTCGGCGCCGGGCGCTGGCCGTTCCCCGGCGCGATCCCGGTGGAGGCGAAGGACGGCGGCGATGCGATGCGGCTGCCCGCCGGGCCGTTCGACTTCGTGTTCTCGTCGCACTGCCTCGAGCATCTGCCAGACCCGATCGCGGCGCTGGCGCACTGGCGCGACCGGCTGCGGCCCGGTGGCGTGCTGTTCCTCTACCTGCCGCACCCGGACATGACCTACTGGCTGCCGCGCAACTGCTCGAAGCACCTGCACGCCTTCTGGCCGGCCGACATGGCGCGCATCGTGCGCGATCTCGGCTTCGTGGACGTCATCAACAGCGAGCGCGACCTCTGCTGGTCGTTCTCCGTCGTCGGATTCAAGGGAGACCCCGCGTGACTGAAAAGGTGATCGGTGATGTGCGCCACGGGGCGCTGGCGAACCCAGCGCTCAACAAGGTGCTGCAGCAGTTCGGAGCGGAGGCTTTCCGCCGCTGCTCGATCATGATGGAGTTCGAGGCCTTCCTGCGCCGCGTGCATGCGCAGCTGCCGAAGCGCCGCATGACGTGCCTGGAGATCGGCACCTACAACGGCATGTCGGCCATCGTGCTGGCGCAGTACTTCGACCGCGTGATCTGCGTGAGCGTCGACGACAAGCCGGGCGAGCTGCTCAAGCACAACATCGTGAAAGCGCTCGGCATCACGAACATCCGCTTCTTCGACTGCGCGAGCAACGACGAAAAGGCCGCGCTCGTCCGCGACCTGGACTTCGACTTCTGCTACCAGGACGGCGACCACCTGAACGACACGCACACCGACTTCGCGCTGGTCAAGCGCTGCGGGCGCGTGCTGCTGCACGAGTACTGGCCGCTGCAGCCGGCGGTGTGGAACCTGGTGAACGCGCTGCCGCAGAACGAGATCCTGCGAGCGCAGTTCGACTGCCTGGCCTACTGGCAGGCCGGAGGCGTGAGGGCCGCGTGAGCGACCTCTGCCGCTTCATAGCCGCGATGCCGGCCTGGCAGGACGGCGACCTGATGCTCTGCCGCGAGCACGGTCTGGCCTACCAGCTCGACCGGGAGCACGGCGTGGCGTATGACGCGGCCTACTTCGAGCGCACCGGCAGCCACCCGGCCGCGATGGTCGACGCCATCAACGCGGCGCGGGTCTCATTGGTCGAGCGGCACATCGGCGCCGCCCCGGTGCTCGACATCGGCATCGGCTCGGGCGAGTTCATCCGGCGCCGGCCGAACACGCTCGGGCGCGATGTCAACCCGGTGGCCGTCGACTGGCTGAAGACGACCGGCCGCTGGGCCGCGTCTTTCGACGGCTTCGCGGGCGTGACCATGTGGGACGTGATCGAGCACCTGCACGACCCGGAGCAGTACCTGCGGCACATCCAGCTGCATGCCTGGCTGTTCGTCAGCCTGCCGCTGGTCTATGCGCTCGGCGCCATCCGGCTGTCGCGCCACTACCGGCCCGGCGAGCACCTCACCTATTGGACCGAGGAGGGCTTCCTCGGCTGGATGGACGCGCACGGCTTCCGGTGCTTCGAGCGCAACGACGCCGAGATCCAGGCCGGCCGCGAGTCGATCTACTCGTTCGCCTTCCGGCGCTACAGGTGGCCAGCGTGACCGAGAAGGTCTACCGCGGCAAGAACGGCTTCGTCTCGGCGCGGTTCCGGGGCTCGCTGGCCGAGAAGGTGAAGGCTCTCGGCAAGGGTGCGGAGGAGGCGCTGCGGCCCGCGGCGCAGGCCGGGGCGCAGGTCTTTTATGACGAGATGCGCGCGCGCGTGCCGGTGGCCGAGGGAGTGCTGCGCGACTCGATCTACCAGTTCTTCCTCGACCGCAAGTCGACCGACGCAAAGAAGGTCTACGTCGTCGGGCCGAACAAGGGCAAGGCGCCGCACTGGCACCTCGTGGAGTTCGGGCACTGGCAGCCGTACGCGGTCGTGCAGATCGACGGCCAGTTCGTCACGCTGAAGGACCGGCCGCTGCCGGCGCCGGTCTTCGTTCCCGCGGCACCGTACATCCGGCCGACGCTGGATGCCACCAGCACGCAGTCCCTGGAAGCCATGCGCGAGCGCTACATGCAGGCGCTGCGCGAATCGAACACGGGGTGGCAATGAGCTTCGAGGCAGCGATCGGCGAGCGTCTGCGCGGGCTGTGCGGAGGCCGCTGCTGGCCCGACTATCGGCCTGTCGGCGTGAGCCAGACGCTGCCCTTTGTGACGTGGCAGCAGATCGGCGGGCAGGTGGTCTCCTTCCTCGAAGGTGGCCACCCCGGGCTACGCAATGCCCGCATCCAGATCAACACCTGGGACTCGACGCGGCTCGGAGCGAACCAACTCATGCGCGCGATCGAGGTCGAGATCCTCGGCACTCGATCGCTGCAGGCCACCGCCATCGGTGCGCTCACCGCGATCTATGACCAGTCCGTGAAGCTCTACGGCGCACGGCAGGACTTCAGCGTCTGGCTCGCTGACTAGCGACTGACGCGTTCGGAACAGGGGCCGCCACCGGCAACGGGGCGGCCCTTTTCGTTGCCCCTCGCGGGGCTCCATCAATGCCCGCCTCGCGGGCTTTTTCCATCTGAAAGGGCCCACCAC